GCTCGTCGGAGCGGGCCTTCGCAGCCACATCGTCGGTGTTGGCAGCGGGTGGCGCTGCCGGGGGGGAAGGCGCGGCCGCGGCCGTGGCCGGGGTCGTCGCCACGCTGCTGGCCGGTGCGGGAGTCGCTGCCGGCTTGTCCGCGGCCACAGCCGCACTGTCCTGCACCTGCTTCGTCATCGTCGTAGCCTCCACGTTGGTTGAGGCGCCGCCGCTCTGTGCGGCGATGCGCCTCGACTTGGATTCCTTCTTGGCGGCGCTGGCGCGGATCTCCGCAAGCAGCTCCGGCTCGGTGGCAATGCCGTCGATCATTCCGAGCGCGAGTGCCTCCTCGCCGAAGAACACGCGCCCGCCGTGCTGGTCCGGGTCGGCCCACGCGTCGACCACCGAGCGGTCGACGCCGCGGCCCGCCACCAGCGCCTCCACGAACAACTCTTTCCACTGCGCGACCTCGGCCTCCACCTCCTTGAGGTCGAACAGCGAGTGCTGCTTGCCACCAGCGCCCGCGGTCTTGGCCTCGGCGCTCGTGATGTAGCGCACGTCCATGCCCTCGGTCTCCCACGCGCGGTGGTCGTCGATCAGCGTCGCGATCACGCCGACCGAGCCGACAGCGGTCGCGCGCGTCGCGAACACCTTGTTCGCCTGCGCGCCGAGGTAGAACGCGGCCGAGCACATGAAGCCCGACGCGTGCGTGTAGATCGGCTTGTGTGTGCGCGCGGCGCGGATGACGGCCGCGGCCTCGTCGAGCCCGTGCACGCTGCCGCCGCCCGAGTCGACCGCGAGCCACAGTGTGTGCGCATCGTCGTCGGCGAGGCCGTGCTCGACCGCCCGCGTGATCTGCTCGACGCTGGTGCCCCGGGGCTGCGAGCTGCCGTTGACCTGGCTCGCGTGCCGCACGATCAGCCCGGTGATCGGGATCATGCCGATTCCGTCCTGGTGCACGTAGCCGCGCGGCGCGGCGCGCCCGCCATCGTCGCGCGCGGCGGTGATCAGCTCGACCTCGGCCGCGTCGAGCTTCACGCCCTTGGCCCAGCGCATCACCACGTGCAGCAGGTTGGCGTGCAGGTTCCGCTCCAGCGCCCACGGGCCCGCCAGGACGAAGTCCAGCACCCTGCTGCCCGTGAGGCTCGGCGTGCTCACGGCCGGTTGAACCCTCGGTCCTCGCCCTCGTCGCGCGTCGTCGCCGGCGGTTCCCGCGGCGGCGGCTGCTTCGGCGCGGCCTTCTGGATGGCCGGCGGCGGCTGCGTCGGCGGGGCCTTCGCCTTCGTCTTGCCAAGCCTCTCGTCGAGGAACTTCGCGGTCTCGTCGATCGCGCCCTTCAGCTGCTCCGCGACCGCGGCGCGCGCCTTGGGGTCCGCGTGGTAGCGGCGCAGAATCTCGATCGCCAGGTTGCCGATCTGCTTCTTGGCATTGTCTACGTCGATCGTCATCGCAGTGCTTCCTCGAGTTCCTTGGGTTCGTCGACAGGCTCGGCGTCGTCGCCTTCCTCGTCGCCTTGTTCGTCTTTCTCGTCGCCGTGCATCTCTTCCTGCTGCGGCGCGGCCGCTCCCGGCGTCTGCTCCACCGGAGCGATGCCGAGTTCTTCCTGGCGCGACTTCTCGCGCGCGAGCTGCGCGAACGTGTCCTCCCACGCGTCGCCGTCGTGGCCGCTGATGATCTTGGCTCGCGTCGTGACGCCCATCCGCAGCCGGATCTCGTCGGCCTGCGCCTCCTTCAGCGGGTCGAGCAGGCCCCAGCCCGGCGTGATCCAGTGCGCCCGCGTCCAGAGCTCGATCTGCTCCAGGAAGTCGTTGCCGGCAGGGAACAGGCCCTTCAGCCACGCTTCCTCGAGCAGCAGCGTCCAGATCGGTTGCAGGAAGTGCGCGACGAGCCAGATCTGCCGGCGCGCGAACATGCGGCGCGCTTCGAGCAGCGCGGCGCGCGCCTGGCTGTAGGTGGTGTTCGAGAAGTCGCGGGTCGCGACCTCGTAGCTCATGCCGAGCGCGCTGCACAGCTCGCGCGTCACCCAGTGCATGAACGAGTCGAACGTCCCGCTCGGCTGCGTTGGCGTCCCGAAGCGCACGTCCTCGCCCAGGCCGAGGTACGTGATCATGCCGGGCGACAGCTCCTCTTCGCGGTCCTTCTTGCCCCGCGTGTCACTGGTCGCGCGCGCGAGCGCGGCGGCCATTGGGTCGTTCTTCGTGACGAACGCCGCGAAGCAGGCTGCGATCTGCGCCGCCATGATCGTGGCCTCGCCGAAGTCGTCGCGCTGTTTGAACAGGTTGAGCACCGGCGACATCAGCGGGCGGCCGCGGCTCTGACCTGGTCGCTCGACGCCGGCGAGGTGCAGGATGCGCGGCCGGCCGGTCGGCGTGTAGGCAGGGATGCGGCGCCAGTTCTGCGAGCGGCCGGAGAACCCGTTGATCCCCTCGTCACCCGGATGCGCCTCGCAGATCCAGTAGGCCTTCGGCTCGCCGATCTTGGCGTCGAGTTCGATGCCGTGCCGCAGCGTGGAGGACTCGATTCCATTCGGCGAGTCGCACCGGTCCGCTTCGATGAACTCGAGCGACAGCTCGAGGCGCCGGCGCTGCGCGGTCCGGTCGATCATCAGCGGCTGCACGAGCAGGTCGCCGTTCACGCACACCTGCGAGATCGCGAGGTTCTGCGCGTCGTCGATCGTCAGGCGCCCGGTCGAGTCGCAGCGCGTGCCCCACTCCCGCCACAGATCGCCGGCGATCTCGGCTAGCTCGCGCGACTTCGTCTCGGTGATGCCGAGCTGCTTGAACGGTAGCTGCAGCTGCGGCCGCAGGCCCGTTCCGACGATGTTGTCGGCCATCGCGCCGATGGCGGCGGCGGCGACCGCGTCGTTGCGCACGCGATCGCGGCTGCGCTCGCGCAGGCTCGCCAGGCTCTCGGGGTCGAGGTCGGCGTCGGCGCTGCCTGATGTCGTGCGCCAGTTCTGCTGGCGGTCGGGGCGCGCGCCCTCGTAGGCCGAGGACGCGGACGCGGCGCGCATGCGCGAGAGCCGGTCGACGCCGAGCCGGTACTGCTCGCGCTCGAAGCGACGCTTGGGTGAGATGACGCCGATCAGTCGATCGATCGAGGCGCCGATCTTGTCGAGCCTCGTGCGCGGCCGCGGCTCGCCGGCGAGCAGGAAGCTGCTCAAATGGGGCCTCGGCGGTAGTGGTTCACCGCCATCCCGTCTTCCAGCGTCGACAGCTCGATCTTGAGCTGCGCGCGCCACTCCCGCAGCTCCTTCAGGTTCGCGCGCGTGACCGTGCGGCCGAGCAGCGTGTAGGTTTGGATCGCTCCGTCGGTCAGGAACGCGAGGATCGCCGCGTCGACCGCGTCGAGGTGAGCTTGAAGATCCGCCGCCACGGGCGGGAGGATCTCAAGGAGGACGGGTGTCCCCTAGACGTTCGTCTACTTTCCGCGGGGCGGAAAGTGTGGTTGAGCCAGCGAACGCAGCAACGCCTCGACGGCATCGCCCTGCGGATCTGGGGTGCCTTCGGCGACCAGGACGTCGGTGTCTGGCCACATGTAGTGCACGCGGCGGTACCTCGTCGTCGGGTGCAACGTGTAGCGCATCGCGTCGATTGAATGGTCGGCCGCGACCGGATCGGGGATGCGGAACTCATCGATCGAGTCTGGCACGCTGATGACCTTCCCGTGGTGAGGTCCGCCGAAGAGAAGTGTCAGTGTCATTCGCCTTCGCGCTCCTCCCACTCGATCGTCTGGAGCCTGCTTCGGATGCTCGCCTCGATCAGATCGAGTGCCTCGCGGACAGCGGCAGAGCCGGTATCAGCCCTGGTCTCTTCGATCCTGCCGAGATCATCCCTGATCTCTTCGACCCGGCCGAGGACTCGGCGTAGCTCGGCGGCGGCGTTGAACTTGGTCACTTGGTCCATCCTAGCCTCCACGATCACACGGGACAGAAGCGCGCGATGAGTCCGAGCAGCTTCTGCACCGCTTCCTCTGGGCTCGGCGCCATCGTCTCGAATCTGGTGCCACCAACACGCACCGCGACCGACCATCGGAGCTTCGGCTTGGCTCTCGGCAGGTGCTGCACCTCGATCCCGCCCTGCGGCACGCGGTGCATGAAGCCGGCGTAGTGCAGCTGCTGCTGCAGGTCCCTGATCACCCTTTGGACTCTGGCCTCCATCTGATCGAACTTGTCCAACGGGTCCATCCTAGCCGCCCTGCTGCGGCACCTCGACGCTTCTGAACTTCAGGCTGCAGTGCCGGCACAGATGGTAGCGCACGCGCCCGTCGTTGCGGTCGTGCACGCCGTCAGTCGCCGGCTTCGCCTCGTGGCACTGAGGACAGCGCACCGGCAGGTAGAGCACGACCGGCGTGCCGTCGTCGACGTTCGGCGCCGGCGCCGCGGCGAACTCCGGCTCCGGCTCGCGCCGGCGGCGCGGGACGCGGCTTAGCCAGCGGTCACGCACCGCGGCCGCCCCGACGCTTGCGCCGCTCCCCGAACCCGAACGTGCGGCGCCGCGTGCCCTCGGCCGGCGCGCGCGCCGCCTCCTGCAGCTCGTGCGCGCGCGCGACGTCGGCCGTCCAGTAGTCGAGGTTGAGCAGCTTCGCCGCCACCAGCGCGTAGTTCTCGCAGTTGCCACAGATCGCTGGCTTGCCGCCGCGGCGAACGATCAGCGTCCCGTTCGGCACGGTGGCGCACGCGATCTCTCCGGCGTAGTCGACCGTGCGGAAGTTCGGCTGGCGGCCCCGACCCAGGTGCAGCGACTTGCGTTTGCCTTCGACCACCCAGTACTGCGTGCGCACGTTCTTCCCCGATCGGCCCCGGATGTTGTACGGCTTTGCCGCTCTCGTGTTGACCGTCGCCCACGACCCAAGCTTGAGGAACAGCTCGCAGACGTCATCGGCAAGGCCGCGCGAGATGGTGGCGTAGCGTCGGCTCCCGGTGGTCTTGTCTAGCCATCCGTCGCCGAGCACGGCACCGCGCATGAATGCTTCAATGGTGGCTGGCGTTGCTTCGCGAACCCACGCTGGCACGCGCTTGTTTCGCGTCCAGACCATCGACTCGACCAAGTCGTAGAGCTGACGGTTTGCGGCGGAAAAACCACGCTCGTGCTCACAGAACCGCCACGGCAAGCGCGCCAGCAGAGCCCTGAGCAACTCGCGCTTCGGCCCGACACTCTGGCAGATAGTGACGCGGCTCTTATTGCTTCCTGGTTGCGATGCGTGCTGACCCTGCCACTTGGAGCCTTCGGCGACATACCAACCGAGAAACTCCGCGAGGTCTCCAGTGTCGATTGCTACTCGCGGCATGTGCGAGGTCGCAGGCACGATCACCGTCGACCGCTTCCGCCCACGCCAGACCAGATTCCCCGACATGAGCCGGTGGGCGGTGG